CACGAATCCTTTCTTAAAACAGCAAAGAACCCTGTGAATGTAAGGAAGCTATTACAGTTAATTGGTGTTAAATTCAGAGGACCATCTTCATCTGCGGCACAGGCCGTAGCAACTGTTATAGGATCAGGTGGAGTTCCTTTAACCATACCAGTAGCGTCCAGGGTGTTTACAAAGAAATCACCTGAAGATGGTGAGATTGTTAACTATACCTTATATCAAACAGATAACGGACAGATACTTGACATTGCGGCAACAAACGAAATAAACCTAGAGGTTGCCGATTCAGATTTAGGGACTGGGCAAGCTTGGAGTAATCTTGTTCTAGTAGAAGGTGCTCTAGTTGAAGACTCAGGAACTTTTGCTGATACTGATGTTTTAAAATCAGTTTCTCTTAGTCGGGGTCCTGTGATTGATGGTAGTGTTCAAGTATTTATTGATACTGGTGATTCTAATTCAGAACCTTATAGAGAGGTTGCGTCTTTATTATCAACATCTTCATCCGATCAAGCCGCGTTTGAATTAATATATAACGGTGACTACACTGCTACTGTTCTGTTTGGAGATGGTGTTAGCGGTAAGATTCCTCCAACAGGGTCCACTTATAGAATCTTGTACAGAGTTGGTGGAGGAACCAGAGGAAATGCAGCCACCTCTCAAGTTAGAGATACAATTGTATCAGATGAAGGGGCTTCGTTAACAGTAGAAAATATACTTCCATTCACAGGAGGAAATGATGCTGAAACAATTGACCACGCTAGGAAGTATGCACAGTTAACCTTTAGACAGCAGGATCGTTATGTCTCATTGGATGACTATACAACAGTAGGGAATACTTTTAAATCATCTACAGGAGCATCAGCTAAGGCTATAGCTGCTACTAGAAAAGCCTATAGCTCTGCTAATGTCATTGATCTATATGTTGTGGAAGTTGCTTCTGACCTACAACTTCAAAAGGCTTCCATAGCCTTTAAGAGTGATTTGTTAAAACACATCTCTACAAAGAAAATGATTACAGATGAAGTTGTTGTAGTCGATGGTCTTATACGAACCATAGATCTTAATATGGAGGTTAGTTTAGATAGAAGATTTGAAAATAAAGAGGGATCATTGAAGGCTGCTATCTCACAAGTAATTCTAAACTACTTCAATGTCAACAACAGGGAGTTTGGTCAGGACTTTATACCAGAGCTTGTATCTAGAGAGGTGTTCCAGAAAATACCTGAGGTAAGACTTGCAAAGATATTAAACTACTCAGAGCCAGTAAGCCTTGAGTTTAATGAAATTCTACAGTTGAACAACTTTTACATAGGATTCAATTATGTCTAAGTATTACAAAAGAAACTATGTCGATGTACTTCAAATCATAACCCCTGAGTATTACAAAGGGCTAGATAAAGTAATAGCTCCAGAGAGTCTTGATATAGTAGATGAGATACTTAGATCAGATATAAAACTAATTGAAGAAGAGCTTTATTGTGATGTTATAAAATCTGAACCTATAAAAACAATACTAGGATACAGCACAGCAACCTTATATGCCTCTGGTCTTCTGCCTTATTTTGTAAAGAAAAACAATCTAACAGATTTAACCCTAGAGGAATTAGATCTAAATGTAATTCAAAGATTAGGGTATTCTATTGATGGTTATACAAAAGAAGAGTTTGCCACTTTCGTATCTGGAACACTCATACCAAAAATTACAATAGGAGCTTTCGGAGCACCCTCAGATCTTTACGCTGCTACAAACGGTTTATTAGGATCGGACAACGAAGCTTCTCACCGATTCATGTTTGAAGAGCTAGGTCTTTTATACCTACTCACCTATGAGCGCACTGGAATAAACTTCAAACCTTATTTAGCTGAACTGTTTGTAAATAAGCTGTACGGAGGACAGAGACTAACTTTAGTAGATGCCTTTAAGGCTATTAAGGAGGCACTATTTGATACTGGTAATGTTAATGTTTTAGCCAAGCTCCTACCCGATAGTTTTTCTGTGGATTCAGATGATACTTGGACTAGTGGAACACAGCAACTTGACAAGCTAAAAACCTGGGTTGATGTACTTTACTCGGTTGATTATGCTCAAGAGGATGATTCTTATATAGAAAGTATTCTTTACGACTACTTTGAAAATAATATATCTCCTAATACTATTACACAGAACGGACCTCTGTTCAAACTTCAGAGAGCAATTGGATTCCTGATATCAGATATAAATGATCAGGTGCTTAGGCTAGATACTCTGAATTCAATATCCGATTGCCCAGATGAGTTTCTACCATATCTAGCTGACATTGTAGGGTGGAAGCTTTACACATCTAAACCAGATTCTTGGAGGAGACAGCTTTACAGTGCAATCAGTCTGTATCACCAGAAAGGAACAGCAGCAGGCTTAGAGAACCTTATAAAGGTTGTTCTACCCTCATTTGATTTAGACTTCAGCGCAGCTTACAATGAGTTCCATGAATCATACATTCCCAACCTACTATATTATCTTTTAAAGACAGACTCTTTTATAACAAGTAGTCTAAGTGGTTGGACCTCTGATAAAGCTGTAGACTATACAGAGGGAGAAAGGGATCCACAGAATTTAGACACCTCTATACGCTACATTGTAGATCATTTGCTATTAAGATGCGTAGATCAGTTCCCACACTTATTCTCAGTAAGAGGATACCAATTCAATATCTATGACCCAGAGTTTGTATTCAATTACAGAGGAAGGGATTTCCCAATACCCCCATGGGAGGAGGAGAACTTCTACAAAGACTGTGCAGTTTCTGAAGACTTATTAGAGTATCTTAGAGATGAGCTTATATGTTTAGGAGTCACTCAAGAATACGCGGATGATTTCTTTAACTATACCCTATCAAACACTGCTGACGGTAAGACAGATCCTATATTTTATAACAACGGATTCCTGTTCTTAACATCAGGATTACAGCTTCCTCCTAACTATAGCTATCTAATTAATAACTACAAAAGAGAGAGCTTTGATTACATTCCCATGTGGAACGGAAAGTCCTCTCATTTCAACTTAACTGTATCTTCAACAGCAATAGAGGATGAATTCTTTAATCCAGGCGCGTTTGATAGAAAAGACTTCTTTGATTCTTTGGAAGCCATACCGTCATTCACACCAGCAAAAGCAATATCAAGGGTACATGTTGATCTCCTACAAGGACAGCCTTTAATATCTTATGTAAAGCTATCCCCTAGATTCAATGTTAAACTCACCTCTACGCCAGATGTCTCATCAACCTTAGCAGGATGGCATGTAAGTGGACTAGACATGCGTACAGAAAAGGCTGGTCTTATTGGTAAGTTCAAATATGTAGGATATGGATTCGGTGGAGATGATGTTAGAGCTAGAAATAAAGCTCTACATGAGGTATATCCTACATTTACAAGAGACAAAACCTATTTTGGAAATAAGTACAACTCAAAGACTGGATTATCCGATCTAAGCTCTTCTCCATTTACCTTGAGTGGAGACTATGTTTCTATAGAAGGAGGTAGGGGAACCAAGAGGAGAAAGGGATATCACAAGGTAATATCTGAAGGTGATTGGTTTGTAAGAGATGGATTTAATCCACCTTTATGGCTGAACCTTGGAAGGTATACAGATGCATTTTCATCAATAGACTTTGGACCTTCAGGCTACCTGCCTCTGGGTTTAATCCCAAGCTCGTATCAGTACCAGACCATAGAGGATACATTCAATCTCCCAGGCGTATATGAATACTGTGAAGACACAGGTTCTTCTTCAGTTTTCTTCGGTGTTCCCGTGTCTGGAACATTTGAGACTAGAGGCGTCGATGATATTGAAATTATAAACGGCAATTACTATAAATTTAGAGATGATCTTGAGGACTTCCAAAAGATAGTATACGAGGTTATACAAAGAGAATTAGAAATGGAATCTATGAGGTTCGTAGAGAGGAATGAACATCTATTCAGATTCAACAAGTGGAAGAACTACCAGAAGATTATTGAGAATGTCCTATGGAGTAGGATGGACTTCTCAAAAGATCAATACTACCAGTTCTTCTTAGACAAATATGAAAGAAGATCGGGTCTATTAGGAGGCTCTCTTAGAGGTATAAACTACCTGTATGAAAAAGACTACGCGGGCTCTGATAATATTGATATCTCTAGAGATACCTTGGACAATTTAGGAAATGGTGGAGGCACCATCCTGTCCAAGATTTATGGACCATTCTTGTACAATGGATTACTGAAAGTAGACGGAAGTGGTATCAATGGCAAGATAACTGATGTAGACTCTATTAGTTCTATAACAATAAAGGGATCAGGAGGAGATTTAATAACAGCTTCTCAAGATAGCCAACTATACATAGGAGGTTATACTACTGAATATAGAGATCCTTATTACTTCTCAGGAGTTGAGTTAATCACTCATGATGAGGACAAGTCCAAGATGTATGTCTTTGATGTATCTGATGAAACCACCGTCATATCAGAAGACTCACTTCTTTTCAATAAGAACGCAACCTTCTTTAGTCTAAAATCCCAAGGGAATAGGATAAGGTATACATTCAATTACGGAGATGGAGATGTTAGCTTCGATCCAGAACACGACTATTCTATCAATGTAAGTTCTCTATTCATGAACTTGAATAACCTACAGACTGGAGGTAAGGGCTACTCAGTATGGCTTCATACAGAGCCTGAGGTAGACTATGAAGGAACCCTAGTATTCTGGAACTATTCCCCAAATAAAAAATGGACGAAGCATCTAGCATCCTCAGTCACAGGACCACAAGGTCGCCAGTATGTAAACGGATTAGTTCACAACATAGTGCATGATCCATCCTCTTTAACCAACGAGAACTTCTGCTTCGCTTCTGGTGATCAGAAAGGTCTTTTAAATGTATCTGTAAAAGATGTAGTGAAGGATACTATACCCTTCACAACTAAGAATAGAGGAATTTCTGTTGACCTTCCTTACTACAGATCTTTCCAACAGGTTCATAGAAAGAATCAGAAATATGTAATAGAAGTTCTACTTAATCAGGATATAGATTCAGAAGCTATCTTTGCCTTTGATGGAGTGTCTGTTATAGATGAAACTATTAGAGAGCGTGCTTTAATAGAGTACGACCTTTCCATAGATGATTATAAGCTAGAAGATATTGTCACCAACTTATTAGTAAGATACTTTGATGAAAGTGGCAACTTAATAGAATTAGGAGAGGATATTTTAGTAGATCTTAGTGGAAATATGTTCTACAACGGTCAAAAGGTCACGGCAGCCATAGCGTTGTCGGACCAAACGAAGACACCAACTCCTAAGCCTAGGCTGTTTACCCAGGTGGAAGCTGTCCAAAAATCAATATACTATTCCAACGGAAACACTTCTCCAGACAATGTTTACGCGGGTATAATAAGACAGAATAGCTACTCAAATGATTACGCCATATCCTCTCTAGAGGTATACGGAAAGACTCGCGGTAGCTACATACAGTATAGGGAAAAAGTTAGAGAGCTTCTAAGCCCAGAGCAGTTCCTAGAAATACTTAGATTCTATAAGGAGCAATCGAACAATATAAAGAAGAGGGGCAACAACAGAATACAGACGGACAATGGATATAGTGGTGGAAGTAGAATAAACTACAGACACATAGCTGAACAGACTAACTGGTCAGTAGCCTTAATCGCTGACGCAGCTAGATATGACAAGATAGACTTATTAAACTGATGAAAGGGACAGTCGAAGTATACAAAGTTTATGGTGACGGGAGCAGAGAATGTATCTGTTCTGAGTCCAACATGATTGTTGATGGTGCGGCAGAAAGCATTGTTCATTTTCTGACGATGCCTTCATCGGTCGCTATCATTGATAATGTTATACAGGAACGGGTCCTTGACGCATCAAACTATATAATCCAGGGACTAGCCTTTGGAAAGGGTTCTTTGGGATATAAGAACAATGCTCACAAGTATAAGAAGCACAACCTTATTCCCAGTGCTGGGGACCTATTAGCTATATTTCCATATTTAAATAGATATAATGTCACGGTGTCTTTATCACCTGAAAAGAACCCTTTCGATCTCTCTAGTGATGTATTTACTGTATATTCAAATGATAACAGTGCAGGGGGGCATTTCGATTTCTCAGGAAGAACCTTTGCAAACCCTGCCAACAATAAGATAACTTTCCCAAACTATCTTTCAGGTTCGTACAAGGCTCCTTACATATTCTCTGTAGATTTAAAAAGAAACTGGGAGTATCCTTCTCAACCTGTCGTTAGTGGTCAAGGGGCGGGCACTGGATTGACGCAAATTGTTGTGGAGCATCATGGTGGGGTAGCTAGTGGTATACTTAGATGGAACCCTATCACTGGAGCAGCAACCACCTTATCTATTAGAAAAGATGAGCAGAATATTGCTATAAAAGAACTGGGGTCTGGGTGGTATAAAGTAGCTGTAGTATGTCCAAGTGGGAATGACATAACTAACTCAGGCATTAATGTAAGAATATACCCTGCTGGCTTGTCTTCATTAAACTCGTCCGTGTGGCAGACTGACGCCCTTGCCCCTGGCGTGGGACCTTCAGGAGGCGTTTTCCTATCAAGGCCAAGCTTAAACATAGGAAGTGTTCCAATTAATTACTTCTTAGGACAAGAGCCACATTTTATAGAAAGCTATGATCAACAAGCATTCCCATTATTATGTTCATCTATAGCAACTTATGATTTTGGAAGCACTGATGGTTTTGCACCTAGTGGTTTCTACATGCTGTCAGGTCCAGGGACATTGAGAACTAATGTCTCCTCCTACGATGCTTGCTGCTCATTACCAGCATCGCAGAACCCTTCAATGACTAGACTTGAGCCTGATACGGAGACTGATTACGAAAGCTCAACCGATCTAGATTTAAATCTAGGCCATACTTTAAACTTCATGGGGTTCATAGGAAAGGATATAAATGTTTGGAAATATCTCCCAGATTGGACCGCCATGTCTGGCCTAACTTCAATGCCTTTACAAAGAGATTTGAGATGGTTAGGTGGCGGTGGAGGGGAGTATGCTTCTACCAACTTTTCTACTTATTACGCAGTGGTATCTGCTTTGGATGCAGAAGCGTTTGCTAACCCAATACGAACAACAATAGAGAATGCCCTCACATCTTCAAATAGAAAACGCCAAATTGATCTGTCAGGATTCAGAAGAGCTAAGTATCAAGAACTAAATGAGGATGGAAACTCTACCGCTGTTGGAGCAACCCCTGGATATTTATCTGTATCTAGCTCAAATATAACTCTACACCCTAATCCTAAGATTACATATTTTGCATCAATAACTCCAGAGGATCTAAATGCATATAATATGTTTGGAGGAATACAGACTTTAGGCATGTATACCTTCGACTATCCAAAAATGTTATCAAACGGGCTATCACCATCAGCGGCTTTTGATAAGGATGTGGATACTGGAGATGAACCTGTGTACAAGCTGTTCTGTAGAAAAGTCTTGTCTGATAATATTGCAGCCGTAAGCGACACCTCCTCAGGTGCTACAGACTACGCTGGTATAGAGAACGCAACTAATGTAGATATAAAGTGGAGTCTTGAATTCTAATGAAAGGAGAGGTCACAATAACAAAGGTTTATAAGGACGGGACTAAAGAGAAGGTCCTGTCTCAAGACTGTAATGTTCTTACGGATGGGTTTGGTATAAATCTAACAAACCTATTTACCAGCAATCCAGCAGATGATATAGATAGGTTCAAGATTGGCTATTTTCAAGTAGGAACCTCGGGATACTATCAAGAAACTCCAATACTGGGTGGATTACAAGAAGAGTTTGCGTATTCCTTACCACTGAATACACATAACAACTTTTATGAATTGTCATCTGCTCTAACTGATTCAACATCTTATGGAACTCAGGGAAACGTAAAGACTGTCGTTAGAGATGTCACTACAGTCACAAACCCTTTCTCTCCATCTGATGAGTTGGTTTACACAACTTCTTCTATGGTTCTAGCTGTCTTAGAAGATGATCCAACTACAAAGCTTACAGATAGGACAATTAATGTAAAGATAACCATTGATGAGGATTCTCTCAATGGAGTATCTATAAGAGAGTTTGGATTGTTCTCAAAGAATCCAACCAATAGACTTAAGGAAAGACCCGCTCTTGTAGCTTACAAATCTTTATCAACCCCAATAGAAAAGAATCAATATTTCAACTTGGATATTGATTGGGTAATAAAGCTTGATCCTTATCAATCAAATGTCGGAACAGATTATTACACTAACCAGGAAATAAAAAAGCTTGGTGAAATTGTAAAGTTCTATCCTTCAGTTCAGGCCGCTGGGATAAAGTTCTACTCTTATTCCATGAGTGCCTCAGATGCTACAAAAATAAATACTTACGATGTCATTGTTGAAAGCTCTACCCCAACAACTAGAGACGGGTATTTATACTATAGTTTATCTGGTACAGCACTTTCTGGGTATCACTATGCAATAGACCCAGGCGCGGCTTCCCCAATATTCTGGCCTAAAGGATCTCAGCAAACTGTGATTCAAGTATCTGCGTTATCCGCAGTAAGCTTCTCTGATCCATCAACAAGGCTAGAAATTCATTTAGATGGGTTTACAGGAGGCAAGAGGGTTCCTAATCCTTTATTAGATCAAGCTCCTGATAAGTTCTATATCTTCTTTCAAGATGATGGAACTCCTCCAACAGCAGCCCTTAGCCAGACAGGATCTGGACCTATAACAATAACGGCTACCTTGGATGCAAGCTCAAGAAGTGAGACTAGGATCTACTTTGAGGCTTCTGGTAATGCTGCGTATGAAATTCGAGATGTGGGTCAGGCAGAAGTTCTTTCTACTGATAATCATTACATCACGGTTCGCGCTGGACAGTATACAGGGTCACTAGACATAGCTGCTCCTGCGGGAGCATTAGTAGATGTATCTGCATTCAACCCACTATCAAGTGATACTGAGGTTAATATACTTGCCCACTCTAACGACTTCGGACCAGAAGAGCAGGTTCCAGTCAGCATAAAGATACAGGATCTTGTGGATAATTATGTATCCATAGGAACTCCTGATAGTCCATGGTATCTTGAAAACATAGGAGCCACTGGTAAGATTTATTGGCCTGGGTATCCTACTCAGAAAACTCATTCGGGGAACGATACCTTCTCCAACGGTCCAACTCAGTTCATGTATCTTAATACCGAGCATCTAGATGATATCAAAGCTCCTGATAAGATCCAACCAGCCACACTAGCATATGCCCCGTCATCTATTTACATCTGGGCTCACAAGCCTACAGATTTAGATCCTGTAAACTCTGTCCCTAAAATTAGAAAGTCTTATACTTCTTATTCCTTTGATTCCTTAGGAAGAACAATAAATCTTCCTGATCAAAGACAGCCTTACAGTTCTGATACTTCCACATTGATACTATCAATGTATGTTAAAAAGATAGATACACCGATACAGACTACACATCCTAATTACTCAGAGCCAGAAGAAATTACTAACAGCGAGTACATTGCAATTAGATTCTATACCAGAGGATTCCTCGGAGTGGGCAATACCATAGCCCCAGGAACCTCTGTATATACTGCTACTGTTATTTTTAGATGGGTTGGTGATTATCTAGAACCGTATACCTCAGACCTTAGGGGTGCTTTTAATGGTCAGCCCCATGAATACGGAGTATTCAGCGGAACTGCTGATGATATAACAGAGTTTGGGGTTAGCGATAGGTGGGCAGGTACAGACGGATGGCAGAGGATATTCTTCGCTATAGAGGTCCCTCCTGAGCTTACAGACGCGGCTGCTGCAATAGACCTTACACTAGACGGGTCTGGAGCTACTCAGCAGTGGTTCATAAACCCCACGATTACCCATGACGGAAAGCTCCCAGGGTTCACAGGCACCTTTACAGCGCCCACTACATTGTCAGGAAGTCTAATAGCATGGGCTCAATTAGAGGATATTAAAGACAGTGTGCCTTCTACATATAATGGATTTTTACCAGCAGAATATCAGCCAAGGGACACAGCTTACTTCAGTCCTTTAGGTGGAGCCTATATATCGTCCACATCCTCAGAACAAATATTGAATCTTACATTCTAGTATAATAAATATAAGAGGTATTGTTATGAAAACAGACAAGTTCACTCCAACTGGACACATTGAAATATGGAAAGTGTACCCTGATGGTACACAGGAACTGCATTGGAGTGATCACAATGTAATTACCTCTGGCATGGGTCTAGGTCTAACCTATTTATACTCTGCCTCAGGTAGCAACAGCATCGTTGATTATCAAATAGTTAACTTTCAGGTTGGGGTTTCTGGAGATCTAAACGACTACGGTGCATCCTCCTATAAGCTACAAGAGCCCCTTGGAGGATTAGCTCCTTATGGAACTAAGAGCAATATATTTGAAGAGAGCTTACAGCCTATTCAAAATGGAGCATTAGCCACAGCAGAAACATTTGCAAGAATACCTTTCTCGAACATACATAAAGTAAGTAAGACTGCGGTTAGATACACTTTAGTTCTAGATCAGAACAGCGCGAACAATGATCTTGAGCTAAACGAAGTGGGGTTATTCATGAGAAATCCTACTGGATCCGCCTCGGTCAATCCAATCCTAGTAGCTTACAGACCTTTTGAAGGTATCAAAAAAACAGAGTTTTTCACCTTAGTATTCCTTTGGACTTTACAATTCTAAAATGGCTTTTCAACCAAACGACATATACACAGTAAGCGGCGGGGCTAACTTATTTAATTATTGGAACCCCTTCGTAATAAAGTTTGATTCTTCTTCCTTCTATACTTGGGAAGAGGATAACTTACCACTATACGACTTGGATGAAAGGACTGAGTATCTTTGGGAGAAACTAGGATGGCCCACTTCATCAGTCCCAGGGCTCGCGCTAACAGTATCCTCAACTATAGATAAGAGTCTTGAGTTGAGCACTAACATGTTCACAAGCGTTCAGGACGCCATAGATGCTCTTCCTGAGGTCATCAGGTTCCCCACCTTGATAGAGATCGCAGCCTCTGGAGATCTGGGAGAGATACATTTAGACGGCATACGGTGTGACCAAAATGGATCCCTTGAGATTGTAAACAGGGTATTTGGAGAGCTATCAGGAACTAATGATAGATTCAATTCTACTGATACTTACGGTGTAGCTAGGTCAGTTTTAACAAACGACTCTCTTAACTATGATTTTAACAACACTAGTGCATTAGGATTGAGTGCTAATGTTTCGAGTCTTTGGCAGGATAACTGGGACAGCATGTGGTTTGGAATAAACTACAACCAAGATAAAACACTTCCAAACTATCTAAATTTAGGTTTAGGCAATAAGAGTTCAGACACCTTTAATAGGATAAGTGCGTCTCAAGCTTCAATTAGTGTTCCAGATGTAAAGGCACCTACCTCCAATGCTTTAGATGATACCATTGATTACTCGGGTATAAGAAACACGGGGGCACTTCTTACAGATGAGGATTATGCTAGATTAGGTATAGCTACTGATGATAAGATCGTGGGATCATGGACAGGAAACTACGCCAGAAAGGTAAAGGTTTCTAACTGCGATGGTCCAATTTACATCAGGGGAATCCATGTAAACTCTGCCTCTGGGGCTTCTGTTCCATTTACACACATACATGAAATAGGTTTTGAAGTAGACTCTACCAAGGGTCTTGTCATAGAAAACTGTGGTGTAGCTAGAGCTTCAAGGGTTGGGCTTAGTGTAGCAAACTCTAAAGTTATAATGAGAAGAAGGTTCTTCGCCGCCAGAAACTATGACAGTGCAGCTAGAGGAACTCTTGAGGATGTAGGTGTCCTTGCTACCAACTCAAAACTAATTTTTGAGACTGACGATCATACCAATGGTTCTGATTCAGTGTTCAATGTTGGACACCAGAAAATAGGAATCAAGCTTGTAGGATCAGAGATACTAAATGAGGGCACCGCTGATTCAAGCCAGGGAGATCCTTGCATACTAGGTGTTTACGCTTGTGAGGAAGGTATCTCTGCAAAGCAATCTACAGTTTCATTTAACGGGCTAGTAGATGTTTACAACTGTGGTGTTGGTTTTAAGTTTAATGAGTCCACCTTGGAATCAGATTCAATTATAGCCAACGCTTGTAGCCATGCTGGTTTAGAACTTAACAATTCTAAGTTCCTTTATAACAAAAATCTAATCAAACCTACAGCTTATCCTCAACTTAGTAATAGCTATCACTTAAGCAAGTCCTTGTTCTTAGGAAATGGGCAGTCTATAAAAGCTAAGAGTTCTGTAATAGAATCTGTTGATGCTTCGTCTGACCTTCCTTACAAGCATGGAGAGTTTGCTTCTATAGAAACTCACGGGCAGATACTTGACGGAGGTTCTTTACCAGCTATAGAGCTTAAAAATACCTTTGCTGATATTATCCATCTATACTCTTATTCTGAGCAGCAGCCTGATGCTGCAAGCAGAGGTTTACACATCTCACTTGAACATTCTAACTTGAACTTAAGAGGATCTGAGGTTCATGCTACGATTATTTCAAATAGAGGAGCTAAGTCTGGATCCAACATCCATGTAAACAATAACTCTACTCTAAACATTGCTGGTGCTACTCATATTTCACAGTCCGACTTTGGAATATTTGCTAATAATAACTCCGTAGTAAACTTTAGACCACAGTTTGAGAAAGATATTGATACTTATTCACTTAGTTCTTGGAACCTTTCGTCCACAGGAAACCACACTAACATTGAAGTTCATGGACTAAAAGGTTGCGTAGCTGCTAATAATAACTCTGTTATTGATATTAAAAACCTAGGAGATTTCGCAACTTCTTACGAGAATTCCGACGAAGAGGTTGGTTTATTATTCTCTGACGCAGAGGCAGACATCATCTATAACAACGCTACAAGTGGAGGAAGCTTTGCATTCTATCCATTTACATTAAATGATGCTTCTGCTGCTCTGGATTGGATGGACTATAAAGGAGAGCTTCACCCAAGCTCGTCGCCTTCACTCAAGAAGTTTAGTAATTCTGTAATAGGTCAGTGTAAATATAACTACCTCATACATGACCTAACGAACCCTGATGTTTATGAATTTAGAAAATTCTCTAATGGGGGAATGTGTGTTAGGGCATACGGAAACAGCACAGTTAATGCACAGAATGTTAACTTTGTGACAGGCCCTGTTAACGCTGATGATGTCTTCCTAGATCCTAACCTTAATGTTGCTGGAGGATGCAACGACCTTAGAATATGGTCCTTTGGTGGTGGCTCTACTCTCAATGCATCCTATCTCAGCGTAAGCGGGGTGTACCCAGTATCTGCTGGCTATCACGGTCCTAGATCCGTGTACTTTGATTCAAGCTCTACAGACCCTTCTACAGTCGCTTGTAGTGCTTTCATACATGCTCCTTATTGGCAAGGAAGACAGTTTGAAACAAACAGACAACAATACTCTATGAGGGCTCAATTAATACCTTGGGCAGAATATAATCTTCAAGATGGTGTTGAGAGCAACGAAGCTGTAAGTGCGTTGAGTGGAGTACCAGGGTTCTGGAATATTTTAACTCTCAGCAGTGTAGCTACTCTAGATCAGTTTGGACTTGGAGTTTCTTCTGTGTCTTCTGTAGGATTCCCCAATGTTCTAAGAAGTGTTTCAATATCCTCCGCAGATGTAGAGCATTATAGAAGAAGATCTAAAGCTCAATGGGGTCCGAATGAGCCTTATGGATTTGGACCTAGCTCTTACGAAAACTGGGGTCCTTACAGATTGTTCCTTGAGATTGATGGAGCAGCCTTGGGTTTAAAATATCTAGATTTATCAAGTGCCACTCATGCGGTTCATGATGATTACGATACGATTCCTTATCAAACACTAGCACAAGGTTATTTCCTTTCTGGCTCATGTTCTGCTACAGCGTCTGCCGTGGATTTATACTTCAATAAGCTATACACGACAGAGTATGCACCTTACACTGAGGTATCAGGAACAGATGTTTTCGCGGTGTCAGGATACTATCATCCAAATATTTTTATAAGACCTTCGGCATATAATATATTGTTAGATGAGTCTGCATCAAATACATTTGCTAATGCTAAACATTGTAATATGCCTCACTTAGATAGACCGTCTCTAGTTAATATTTATAGATCTACTAGCACTGGGACGGGTGCTGGTCTTGGATCCACTACGCAACCAGGGTTCGGCCAAGGATTCTTAGGCGTAGCTAATTTTGATATAGATAGAGATATATGATAAGGTGACACTATGGCCGATTTACCTGATAACTTAATTAACAGCGCCTCTGAGCAATACATAGAAAGTTCTTATAGATTTACACAGCCTGTAAGATACTTCAAAAGCAACGACCCTTATTACTGGGAAGTTGATAACATTCCAATCAAGCAGTTAGAGGAGAATATCCTATTCCTAAAGGATCAAATATCTAACAATTTAAGTATATCAGGTATTGGTCGTAAAGATCTAGCAGAGCTAAGACCTTTCTGCACAGGCTCTGACCGTATTGTTTATGTTAATCCTGGAAGGTATACTGCTAGAATCAACGATGCATACAGAAAAGGTATCAATAGATTCAATGAGATACAGGCTCTTGATTATGTATCGACAGGCGGTGAAGGGTTTGATTCGATTGCGAAGAGAAGAAACACCGCTTTTGAATTATCCGTAGATGTCTTAAAGCAGATTGCTGGTGAGGTCGTGACTCCAGCACTATTGGATAATGGATTATTTCATTTCCTTCAGCATCACAACTCAGAGGCTTTAACTGGAAACTCATTTAAATACTCATTCTTAAAGGACTCTGAGATAAACCCAGGGACGGGTATAGATGCTCTTCCAAAAATTAAGATGGCTGTTTGGAGAGCTTACAGTCCTGATTTTGGAACAGAAACTTTTAGAAGTGACCTTCAACAAGAGTCCGTAGAGTTTACTAGACATTGGGGAGGAGCAGTTAGAACTTCAGTTGTTAATGTTCCAGACACTTTATCAATTGATATACCTGAGTTTGATGAAACTGCATTTGCAAACACTACAACTAGCCAACCAACCACAAGAATAGACCTCCTATTCATATATTCACATCCTATGGATGCTTCTTCTACATCCATAGTTAAACCTAATGGTCAGGTTCCTACAACGATTACAGCGCCACAGTTAGGTATTCTAGAGGGCGCTGGTGTCATAGCACTGAACGAGGGCCGAGGATTATTTGAATCCTTTACTCCTAACGAATCAGGATTCTTTGAAGGAATATCTTATAGCCAAGGTTCATCGGTAGCTTCTAATTACTTCGAGTCTTCTGATTCAATAGGTGCTAACGGGAATCATAGAACCGTAGGGACTTTGGCGGATCAGTTTCAGAGTAATGTAGGTATTGATGGTGAGTACGCCTCGCTACCTTCTCCAGACGATCTTCTAAACCTAACTCCTCTTTTCGAGCAGACTCTCTCGGAAAACAGTCTAGCTCTAGTAGGACAATCTATACTTCCCATAGCTTATATCGTTGTTGAAAGAGGAAAGGCTAATATCGAACAAGCAAATCTATTTGATATAAGACCTTTCTTTAGAACCACAGAGCTTTCATATAATGAAAGAGCAGGTATAGCTGCTGCTAACCCACCATTATCTTTTGCAAACCCTGCTGTTGGAAAAAAAGAAGTTCAGAAGTCCATACTTGAAGTTAGAGATCACTTACAAGCACAGTTAAACAATCCACAACTGATAAGTTCTCCAATTGCTGCTGGAACTATTTGGGGAGGAACCAAGTGGGGTCCAGAAGGCCCAATACTTCATTATATCAAAGGGGCTGAGGGAGGAGCTATTGACGCTAACTCTGCTGCCGTGGCGGAAGCCTTAAGACAATACGGACACGGAAATAGCAGGTTGCTAGAAGCTCCTGTATACCCAGGATGGGATATAAATACAGCATATTTTTCCAATGAAGCAGGAAAATATAGAAACGATAGATTATTTTCATTCATCAAATATGGTCAATATAGCAACCCACAAGGACTCAGCGGAAGGTATCTTCAAGAAAATAGTCTTGAAAACGACTGGTTTGAGTTGATAAACGACTACCCTGACCAGCCTGGACGCCCAGGGGGTGAAATTGAACGACTGTATCAAAGCGGAAAACAACAACTTATGTCTAACTCGGCATTATTTACTAAAAAATACATAGAAATTAATCCACAACTTCTTGAAGGGTATGATGATTACGAGGTTAACCTTAGATTGATAGGTTGCACATTAAGGACTGGTCAAGTTGGTGGAGATGGAGGTGGAGCTTCAGATAACTTACAGTCTACAGGAAACACAGGTATTTTATATGAAAAACATGGAAGATCTGGGTTTACAATTTATGTATGTGTAGGCCCGAGTCTTCCTAATCAAGGTGGACTCTATTTCTGTAAGCCTGATTCTCCAAACCTTAACTACCAGTGGACTGGTATAATTAAGAATCACGAATGGTGGTTAAGGGAGTCTGGTCACTTCTCACTGGTCAGAGTTATAAATAAATACATTATAGAGGACGGGCCAACTGATAGAGGCACAAGTAAAGAAAGTTCAACCGTCAACAACTCACTTAGAAATACAACACGACATGGAGATAGTTTTCAGCCCGTAGCAGTCACTTACCCTACAGTATCTTTTGAGGTTGTTGGTTATAAATCATCGACTGGCTTTAAAAACTACTACAGCACAGAGGCCACTCAAAACTCTCCTGCATCTATTCTGTGATGAAAAATGGGAACATTCTTCTCTTGCGTACTTAAATCAGGAAAACTGATTACAGGACCAGGGCCAGACCCAGGCGGGGATACTGACCCTGGTGGAGGATGTGATGATCCTACTAGCGGAGAAGTTTGTGACGATGATGAGGATGATCCTTGTAGTGAAACATGTACCTACTACTACTGTGATTACACCTACGATGTAGCTTTAGCAGGAACTGATGATATTGCATCAACCTCTTATGATGTCACGGGTGTTGTTGATCCTAACTCCCCTGGAGGCTGCACTGCTGAATGCCCTCCCATAGACCCCGCTACAGGAGGTACACCTGTAGTACCAACCACTTGTCACATAGAAGTTCCTTACTACTTCTGCCGCCCTCCAGTTCCTTTATGTTCTCAAGGTAATGGTTGTCGAGGAGAATTAGTGCTTATATCTGCACCTACAGCAGACGATGCTCCCGATACTGTTGTGATAGCTGGAGTCACAGGCTATAAGAACTCTGGCTCTTGTGTTGCTGCAAGCAATGGTTGCTGTAGTCTTAACCCAACTCCTCCAGTAATAGGACCACCTCCTGATTTCCCAGGAGATGTATTTAGTTCAAACAGTTGTCAGGTTAGGTACTGTCAAAATGGTGTAATAAAAAGCGCACTGCTTAGTCAGCAGTATTTAGGTGGAGCCTGTGCTTCTGATGGAGGAACAACTGTAGATGGTATTACTTATTATCCACCTCTATTTGATTTAGAAGACATTTGTGGTAAGTGCAACTACTGGGAGTGTGGAACAGATGGGAACTGCACCGAGAAAGAAGACATTTATACCAACGAACCTGTAGCTAATCCTTGCCCAGGATCTCCTACCCTTGAGGAGTGTCAGCAGAGCAACGCTGATTGCTGCGATGATGTAGGAAGCCCAAACAGCATAGATGAGGTCTTAGCCAATGCTTATGGTGCCTTCAACATACCTGCCAATGACACCACAGGTAATATAGATATATCCTTCTGCCCTGGGATTGATAACATTACATATGTGCCTGTAGCTAATACTCTGTTCAACTTAACTGGTCCTGATTTCAATGGAACTATACAAGGTATAGGAGGAGCTACCTTAAACGATTCTACTGGAGCTATCTCTATACCAATCAACTCTTTATCTCCAGGCATGAATGCAGCCACCATTACCTTCACTAGACAGTGTGGTAATCAGGAAAGCGGTTCGTTCGTTGTTCTGATTGATAGCAGTGATATAAACTTCTGTAGTGATTACGATTCTTGTTTAGACTCCGTAGGTCAAGACTGTGGGTTCAGCCCTAGTGAACCTGTGCATGATATTCAGGTCATTCAGCTTCAACCTATAACTGGGCCAAACTCACAACCAATACAGTTTACAAGCGAAGGCGGTTATTCAAACGGACTATACCTAAATCCAGATGTATTTAACAGTCCTGTAGGAGCTTTGAACTGGGAGATTTGTGATTACCTTGGTGGTTCGTTTGATGGAAGCTCAACAATAGATGTAGCTGCTGTAGATATAAATGGACAGCCTACAAGGATACTAGATGTATCTTTCAATCTAGACGGACCAGCATCATTTAGTATCACTGCTAAATATCCTATCTCACCGAACGGAAGCAGATGGAGATTAGAATTAGCAAATACTTCATTAACATTCAATAGCGGTGCTGTTCCGTATTATGTTGGAACCTTAGTTATTACTGATACAGATACAACTAATCCTATAAAAACCTCTCCTATGTTCTTAACCTTAGAGGGAGATATCTTTACACCTATTTCCACCATATATCCTAAGCTAATAGATTGTGGTTCTACTACAGAACCTCTTCCAGGCCCTAGCATTGGTCAAGCTACTTACGAGTTTGCTGCCAATAACCTAGCCAATAGGGGAGGAAGCAGAGAGGTTCTAGCTTCTGGTAAGGCGAATGCTAAACTGGAATACTTAGATAACCTTTTGAGGAGGAGAAACTCAGAGACAGTATTCGATCCAATCCTATCTAACAAAAGGTATAGAACCAAATCAATTGTTCCATTCATCCCACATCAAGGACCTAACCCTAACTCTAGGTTATTCTCTAGAATATTTGATTATAGGATTGAACTAATAAGGCAATACTACTTGTCGAATGAAGACGAGGATGATTATAGCCAGTTCTTATTCTCAGACCTTACACTAACTAATATTTCAAGAAGCCTTACTAAGGAAGCCAGAAGAAAGATAAACTCTCTCAAGAACATAGATGGTAGTCCATTAGCCCCTAGAATTCTAGCTAAGATTAGGGACCTTATCATAACTGATACTGTTAGGGACTTTGAGCTTTCAGAGCTTGATCTATTTAAAACAGAAACAACGAACCCAGAACCTGTAAGGACAGCATCCTCTTCCTTAAAAACTAACAAGAAGGTTCTTGATGTTTTCAATAGTTCTTACAGTCTGCATGTCCCAGACTATGAAGGTAGCACTAAAGAGAGGATTCGTCACTGGAAGACGATAGCATCTGATCTAAGAAAACAGATAGCCATCCTAGAGACAGAGGGAACTATAGAAACTACAAGAGTTTCTGATGAGGATCTGGTGGATGTCGTTCTCAGTGATGGAACCATGTCAGCAATTCCAATCACTGATTTCGATACTTATCCTATCCTTCAATCTAACGGTGTTCTAACAGAATATCCGTTAGATACACAAGCACATAGAAGCAAAGTTCTTAACTTTGAAGATCTTACTAGATTATTCAAAGACTTAAATGAAACTTACTCTATTAGGCTAGAGGTTAGCTCTGGAGCCCCTGCCAGGATAGAGGAACAGGCTAATTTAGAAGACGAAAGATCTGAGAAGTATGTTCTAAAGCTAGAGCCAGACACCTTTGTAGACCTTGACAGAACCAATCCCCTTATTAGATTAACTGAGTGTCAGTACAGCTTGATGACAGATGACGAAGAGATAGAAGAATGGATAGCTACAAAACCTTATCCTTTCTACAACTTCTATATGAACCATGAAGATACTTTCTTAGATCATTTAGAAAGGCGAGGTAGGCTTAAGGCTGTTTACAAAGATCTTAGCCTGGATGCCTTTGCATACGCAGACGAGTATCCTGTGACACCTAGAAGAATACCTTGGTACATCGTAATAATACCTACGGACAGAAATGCTCTAATGTCGTCTACAGGAAAGTCTAGACTCATAGATTATCACACAAGAGTAATAAACTATCAGGTAAGCCCAGTCACATCTAGGTATAAGCAGAACTGGAACCCTGTCCTGTTAGATGAGGAGCCTGGAGAATACCTTGTAGATACTCGAACTGACAGATCTTTCTACGATTCTTATACATTCAAGTTCAATCCAGATAAACTCAAGTCTGAGATTCAACAATATAAGAGAGGATACGAACCTCTACCAAGAAGACCTCCTTCCAGCAGAGCTTTGTTTACAGCCATTAGAGAATCTATTGAAGCTGGAGATGAGTTTGTAGAGAGGAATAGCAAGACTATATCTTGGGGCTCTGTATACAAGAGAATGTCTAAGAAAGATAAGAAATCTATAGCTCTAGTAGAATCACTTAACTTCTCAAACTTAAGAACAAAACTTCTTGAAGGAAAGATAAGTAGAAATGATACGATAAACTCTGAACTAGGTAAGGTAGTCGAGTCTGGAAAACTAAATATTACAAATATAGCTGATTTCGATCCAAAGGTTGTGGCTGCTAAGAAGCTACAAGTAGATCCAAAAGCTATAGCAACACCAGAATTAATAGAATAATGCCAGCAATTTTAGCAGTGGGAGATTTCGCAGACACTTGTGTAGCGGAAACAATCGGTACAGGATCAATAACTATAGGCGGTATAGCTTTAGGCGCTCCACCTATGACAGGACACGAACATGTTGGTGGTATAGGTGGAGTCTATGACTGCGTATCTGTGGCTGAGGAAAGCGGTCTGGTAGGAGTTGAAGCTGAGGGTCAGAGTGTTTATGCCATAGGGACCTTTGCCGACTGCGGTACTCATTCATATGAAAGAAATATAGCTACGCCTCCAAATGTATTACCTTTGTTAGAGCGAGTGACGATAGGTGAATAAGAAAAAACACTAAAAATCATCAGTTAAATTTAATCACCTATACATACATACAGACGGTAATACCGTCAGGAGTTTATTATGAACAGAGATCAATTAAGAGAAGCCGTACTTGGCACCGCAGCCTGGAAGAAGGCTGGTTTTATCACTGAGTCCGCTGCTCCTGTTAAGGAAGCAGAAGTAATCGAAGAGGCCAAGGAAGCAGAAGCTCCTGAGGCTCACACCTGCCCTCTCTGCGAGTCCACCCTTGAGGGTGAGCTTTCTGACGAGGTTCTCCTTGAGCACGCCTCACAAATGCTAGGCGTCTTTGAGGAAGCAGAGCAACTACTCGCTGAGGCTGAAGAAGCTGAAGAGGGTGATGTCATCGAAGAAGACGAGGAGTTCGAGGAAGTCGATCTTCTTGAAGGCATTGATGACGAAGACCTTGAAGAAGTTGTAGAGCTTATCGAAGCCTACAAGTCTAAGAAAATGAAGTCCAAGAAGAAGAAAATGGACATGGACGGCGAAGCCTGCTGACCTAAAAAATAATCATGGCTTCTCTTAAGGAAACAGGTTTGGGGATTGGTGATTTTGCTCTTAATTTATTAGAGCAAGAGAAGACTAATCCTCAACCTGTTTCTCACAAAGCTCCCGTGAGGGGCGATGTGCCAGACATAGAGAACATTAAAGTTCTTCAAGAAGATGTTAATGCAGTTCTCTCTACATCATTTGGAGTAGAGACTAAGCCTCAACCTAAAAGAAATCTTGAAGAAGAGAGAAAGCAGCACCTTAAGGAGCAGATACAGGTCAAGATAAATGAACTGAAAGAGCTTCTTAATGAGCTTGGGATAGGGACTGGTGTAGGTAATATCGGTATTAATTTTGCTGGGGGCAGAAATGTTAATAGATCTAGTGGAAAGCCTAAACGCTACAGAGCTACACGAAAAAAAGACTGAAAGATATCCTCAAGGTAGAGGTAGTTATCGTAGGAGTGATAAGGTCACTACGAGAAAGTCTAAAGTTCCTATTTATAAAACTATTAAAGATGCCTTATCAAAAACATCTGCTGGAACTATCTTCTCTACCAAAGGTTCCTACAGGATGTATGTGACCACGGCTGGGGGTTGGGGTAGCAGTAAGCAACAGAGAGTAGGTGGAAAGACCGCCAAGGGGTTCACGCCTGGAAGCTCTACTCCTAGCTCCGATTGGAAGAGTATCAGAAGCCACGCAGCAAGAACAAAAGCAAAGCATGGCTCTACTAAATCAAAGGCAGCCGAGGTTAGAAAAGATCGTAGAGAAAAAGATAAACCAAAGAAGTATTCGGCCAAGGCCAAAAGGAGAATGTGATGCTACTAGAAGATGTTTTTATTATTGAAAAATTACAGGTCCTCAACGAGGGTAAGAACGGAACTATGAAAGTCCGTGGCGTTTTCCAGCGTGCAGACGAGGAAAACAATAACGGTCGTATCTACCCAAAGGCTCTCCTTGAGCGTGAGATTGATAAGCTTTGTGAATCCATGAAGGGCCGTCGTCTAATGGGAGAGCTTGATCACCCTCAACACGATAGCGTCAAGCTCTCCAATGTCTCTCATCTTATCACCAAGCTAGATGTTAAAGGCAACGAGATCATCGGTGAGGCTGAGATCCTTGATACTCCTATGGGCAAGGTAGCCAAAGCTCTTATTGAAGGTGGTGTTCAAATCGGTATCTCCTCTAGAGGTATGGGCACCTTATCAGAAGCTTCTGATGGTAAGAAATATGTCAACGAGGACTTCCGCCTTATCACCTGGGACCTCGTAGCAGACCCTTCTACCCGTGGTGCCTTCCCCACCCTTGCCGAAAGCACCGAACTTAACAGCAAGCTTGCTAACGAGATTCTAGAGTCTGTATTACCTAAGGTCACAAAGCAGAAGGTCTTCAGCACCATGCTATCAGATCGTCTTGATGAGGCACTTAGGGGTAGACAGCATGTCTTGGATAAAAATAAGAATGGAAAACTAGACTCTCAAGACTTTAAGATGCTTAGAGGCAAGAAAAAAAGACAAGACTCCTCAAGAGTATTCCCTCGTCTAGGTGATATCCTTTCTGAAACTGAAGAGGCAGAAGGATCAAGAACAACTAAGCCACGCAAAGGTCCTACTAGAACATCTAAGTCTCAAAGAGATCCTAATGTCTCTGCTCCTGAAAGAAGGATAAGTAAAAAGTATTACAAGCAAAAACCTGAGGCTGCTGCAAGGTATGAAAGACTTAAAAGACAACTTCATACCATGCTTGGTAAGTGAGAAAAAATAGTAAAAAACGAACTAGTCTATAATAACCCTATAGATAACAATAGATTGGAGTACAATCATGGATAAAAAGAAAATAGATGACATCGCTCAGTTGCTTCCTGAGGGCATCACCGAAGAGACGGTAGTTGAAATCGCTGGTGTAATGACGGAGTTAATCGAGCAAAGAGTACAAGAGGAAGTTGGCGAATTAACTGATAAGGTTTTCGCTTACCTATCCATGAAGCGTCAGCAGATTCAAGAGGCAGCCCTTGAGGAGCTTCATGAGTCCAACGATGTTTACCGTGACGCACAGAGATTCCGCGAGCTAATGGGGTTCATGGCTGTTGAGTTCCGCCCTGAGCACATTGACGCAGAGAGCGAGAGAAGATTGTCTGAGGCTACTAACCTAGTAGAGGACAATGAAATTCTTGCCCGTGAACTTTCTGATTCACTAAGAGAGCAAGAGCGTCTTGCCAAAACAATTCAACTGCTAGAGTCTAAGGTCGCCAAGCGCGAGAGTGAAATTTCATCTCTCACTGAAAGCGTCCATGCTTTAGCGGAAGAAAAGGAGGCTATGCTGTTCGAGTCTACCGAGCAGGCTGTAGTCATTACTAAGAATGTAGACGAAGAGGTTGAGGATGAACAACTGGAAAGCATCGGAAATCAGTTCT